TTTGTTTATTTATACGTGCAGTCATCAATGGTAGTTTATACATATGAAAGAAGAGAAGATTAAAATAAAGAAACCTAGTGATATACTAAGATACGTTAATTGTCCTAACTGTAAGAAGAAGCTAACGCACAAAGCAGGCTATGGAGATTGTGTCTGTGCTAAATGTAAAAAATATTACTTATTTATAATAGAATAATATGGACTTATCTAAACAGACACTAGAACAATTAAAAGGAATGGCTTATGAACAGATTAAACTGTTAAATCAAACACAGAACAACATACAAATTTTAGAAAAAGAAATTGATAAAAGAGCTAATGAATTAGAAACTAAACCAGTAATAAAAAAATAATATGCCAGCTGGAAGACCCACTGTAATGACAGAGGAGACAATCAAACAATTAGAGGTAGCTTATTCCAATGATGCTTCAGACGGACAAGCCTGTTTTTTGGCTAACATTAGCAAACAATCACTTTATAATTACCAAGAGCAACACCCAGAATTTATTGACCGAAAGAAAGCTCTTAAAAATAGTATAAAATACCAAGCTAAATTAAAGATAAGAGAAGCTATATTAAAAGAAGATAAACCAGATACCTCTAAATGGTATTTAGAAAGAAAAGATAGAGACTTTAAACCTAAGCAAGATATAACTACTGATGATAAACCTCTTAATGAAAATGTGTTAGACAAGGTACTAGAAACTTATGCCTATAACTTACAAGGAGAAAACTCAAGCAATACGGGAACTGTATAATAAAGATATTCTATACTTTGGAGAATCGGCACTAGCACATCACTTTAAAAAGAAGACTCCAGATTTCCATAAAGAAGTAATATCATATTTGATAGATGAAGATAAGAAACTTATAGCTTTAGGTGCACCACGTGGACACGCTAAGAGTACATTGGTAGACTTGCTATATCTTTTATGGGTTATATTAAATAAAAAAGCAAAGTTTGTTCTTCTAATATCAGATACTTATAGTCAAGCAGTATTATTCTTGGACGCTGTAAAAGCTGAATTAGAAGGTAATGAATTGATAAAACAATTATATGGTAAATTAGAATCTAAGAATTGGAGTGAGGGTGAGATTATAGTAAACGGTATAATGATAAAAGCACTTGGTGCTGGTATGAAGGTTCGTGGATTAAAGTTTAGAGAGAATAGACCAGATTTGGTAATTATTGATGACTTAGAAAATGATGAATTGGTACAAAGCAAAGACAGAAGAGAAAAGCTAGAAAGATGGTTCAATGGGGCTTTACTTCCATCACTATCTGAAGATGGTAATGCCAGAGTAATAGTAGTTGGTACTATCTTACACTTTGATAGTTTGTTAGCCAAACTACTACAAGACAAAACTTATAAGAATTGGTTTAAGAAAACCTACAAGGCAATAATGGATGGTAAAGCCCTATGGGAAGAACATTTAAACCTAGAACAATTAGAAGAAAAGAAAAAACAATATACTGAGAATGGGCAACTATATCTATTCTATTCCGAGTATATGAATGAGCCTGTTAGTAGTGAGAATGCTAGGTTTCCTATTGAGAAGTTTAGCTATTTTACAGAAGAAGAAATAGCAAAGAAACAATTAAAAACCTTTATAACTATTGATAGAGCTTACAGTAAAGAAAAGACAGCAGACTCTACTGGAATTATAGTAAACAGTGTTGATAATGATAATAATTGGTATATAAGACAAGCAGAACGCTTTAAAGGTACAGAACAAGAGCTTATAGATAAGATTGTTGATTTAAAACTATATTATCAGCCTGTAAAAATAGGTATTGAACAGAAAGCATTTGAATACACTATCAAACCAAACCTTGAAAGAACAATGAGAGAGCGTAATTGCTTTTTCGTTGTAGAAGAATTAAAAGATGGTGGACAGAATAAGAATAGGCGTATTGAAAGTCTTGTCCCACGCTTTCTATCAAAATCAATGTTCTTTAAGGAAACACAAACAGATTTAATTGATGAGTTAATAACCTTTCCAAAAGCAGTACACGATGACTTATCAGACGCTTTAGCCTATCAAATGACTATGGCTAATAAAGTAAATATGAATATAAGTCCTTTTGCAAATAATAATAAACCAACATTTTTTAGATAATATGATACCTAATGAAATAGTATATGATAAAGTAAAAGATATAGTCACTTCTGCTAAGGAGGACTATTTGCAGTTAGTAGTTCAAGATAAGAACGAACACTCATCTTTTCTTTACAACCAAAGAGAGTTAGTTCGTAGGATTAACTTTTATATAAACAATAAATACATAGACAGAGATGATGATGCTATCTTTTGGAATATATCAACTTCTCGTATTCCTCACTTCTCTAAATTACTTCAATTTGATACTAAAGACTTCTTACCTATTGGTGAGGGGGAGTATAACTTTTATCAATCTTGGATATTAAGAATTAAATCAAGAGAATGGTTTAGAGATGAGAAGTTTTACCAAACACTTAATGACTTAGCACAAGGTATATCAACTTATGGTAGTATTATATGGAAAGTAGTACAGGATGGTAAAAAAAATGTATTAAAAGAATGTAAACTAGAAAACTTATATTTTGACCAATCAGCAGAAGACCTTGTTAATGTTGATATGGTAGAGAAACACTTCTTATCAAAGAATGAAATGATTGAGAAGATGACTGTATGGAATGGTGTCGAAGCTATACTTGAAAAAGAACAAGGAAATAATAAAATAGAAGTTTGGGAGTTTACAGGTTACTTATGGGAAGAAGGAGAAAACAATTTCAAGCATATTATTGGCTATAATTATGGAGCTGACTATGTCGAACTATGGGCTGAAGATATTAAACCAGAAGAATATCCTTATGAACTATTTAGATTAGGTAGATACAATGGTAGGGCTTTAGGTATTGGCGTAGTAGAAAGACTATTTAAATTACAAGAAAGGGCTAATGAGTTAGTTAATCAGAACGCTGAGAGTACCAAGATAGCTTCATTATTGCTGTTTAAGTCCGCTAATACAGATATGACAGGTAATGTACTAGAACAGGCTATCAACGGACAGATTGTAGGAGATGACAGTTTTGAACAGGTAGGTATTCAAAACACTGGTCTTAATCAATTTATACAAGAATTACAACTTATCAACCAACAGGCTGATAGATTGTGTATGACACCAGAGATTATACAAGGCGAAGCTAGTCCAGCCTCAACTACATTTAGAGGATTAGCAGTAGTGAACGCTGCAGCTGAAAGTGCTTTTACTATTTATAGGCAGAACTTAGGAGAAAAGATAAGTGGTGTACTAATGCACTGGATATTTCCTGACGTTATCAAAGGATGGAATAAAGGTATGATGGTAGAGATTGCACAAGATGATGTAGATGTAGATGTCTATGATAAAGCAGTCAAAAACTGGATGGCTAAAGAGAAGATGTTAAATGGTCAAGAACTTAACCCACAAATACTTGATAACTTAGAAGCTGAAATACTTGGTACAGTAAAAACTAAAGGTAGAAAGATTGAAATTCCTAAAGGTTGGTTTAACTTTAAATTCGGATTTAGGTTGATGCCTACATCTGAAACAGGAGATAAATCACAAATGAATGACGCTTACTTTAATGCTTTACAGATGACAGGTGCAAACCCAGCTATGACAGATATTCCATTATTCAGACAATACTTAGAAAACAACGGAATTAGCTACTGGAAACTTACACCTAAACAGCGTGAACAGTTAGAACAGGCTAATGCAGAAGGTAGTTCAGAAAAACTACCAGAACCAAAGAAACCAGATGCATTATTGGCTAGTGCTAAACCATTATCATAATATGTTTAAAGTAAAATATAAAGTAGATAGAAGAAAAGATAGATTTAGAAAAGAATTGAGGTCTTATGGAATAGCTTGTGATTGTGGTAGTAGGTTTTTTAAAGTAAAAGCTCCCAATATGGTCTGTATTAAATGTTTCGATAGTATATCATTTGAAGAATGGGATAAATTAAGGGATGAGAGTGGTAAACTTAGTGATGAATTTAATAATAAAGTATGATTAACAAATCTTTCATAGAAGGTCAAGAATATCAGGCATTCAAAACAATTCTTAAAGACGCAACACAAAATAAACCTTTTAGATTAAAGACAGAAGGTAAGACCAACGCAATGATAGCTAGAGAAGTTACTGCTTATGAGATGGCGGCTAAGATGGTGGAGAAAGCAATAAAGAAATTTGAAAAGAGTGTAGTTATGTCTATTAAAGAAGACAAAGGATATAAGTAGTATGAAAATAACAATAAACAAAATAATTGTTGATGGTAAGGAGTGTCTTAGTATTGAAGGTTTAACAGATACTCAATGGGTGAACAATTTGAAAGAATGGAAAGATTTGAAGTGTGGTGAAGTAGTTAGTTTTGAAACAAAATAATAGAGTGGCACAGTCCGATGTTCAACTCATCGGCTATTACAGAGTTATCAGACCTCTTAAAACTGTTATTGAGCTCTCCGACTCTTAATCGGATACAACATATCTTCTATGACAGAAGAAAACATTGAGGAAACTCAATTTGAGGAGAATACCTCTGAAGAAACCGAGGAACTTGACCTTGACCAAGGTGGTGAACAAGTTGAGGGTAATAATAGCGAGCCCGATGTAGAAACTCTTAAAGCAGACCTAAACAAAACAAAAGAGTTGAACGCAAAACTTTATGCTCGTCTTAAAAAGACGGAAACAAAGAAACCTATTAAGACTGTTAAAGACAGTTCTAATTCAAATCTTACTCGTGAAGAAGCAATCCTTTTTGCTAAAGGTTATACAGAAGAAGAAGTTGACCTAGTTAATAAACTAGCAAAGGTCAATGAATCATCTATTCTGGAAACGTTAGAAGACCCTTATATAAAAACAAAGGTTTTAGAACGCCAAAAGAAAGAAAACTCTGCAAAAGCATCATTGGGTGCTTCAGGCGGAAGCTCTAAGTTTCAACCAAAAGATGTAGGTTCTATGTCTAAGGAAGAACACTCAAAGTTATACCACGACACAATGAGTAAGATACAATAGTACAATTATATGGCAACAGGAGCATTTCCTTCAGCTACACAGACAAACACAACTCTAGCGAGTGTGATTCCTGGTCTGTTTGCTGAAAAGATGAACAACTTTTATCGAGACGAGTTAAAGACAGCAGCTTTCTTTACTGATTTATCAGCAGACCTAGCTAGTGGTACTAAAACTCTCTTGATTCCAAACATTACTGAAATGACAGCTCACTCTAAGAGTAATGCAACAGCAGTAACATTGAACAATCCTACTGACAACCAAATCACCTTAACTGTTGATACTTGGTATGAGACTTCTTTCGCAATAGAAGATAAAGAAGCAGAGCAAGTCAAAAAGAGTTACAACTATATGGATAAGTTAGCTATGAACGCTGCTTATACTACTGCTGCAGCTTACGAAGATGCTATCATCGCTTTGTTTGATAATTTCGCAAACGTGGTTGGTACTTCAGCCGCTGCTCTTGCAGATAGTAATATCCGTAGGGCTATCCAATATTTGGATGAAGCCTCTGTACCTCAATCAGACCGAGCATTCTTCCTTACTCCTAAACAGGTTTGGAATGATGTACAGGCTATCGATAGATTTTCTTTACTTGTTAACACAAAAGGTGCTGACCCAGTATTGAAAGGACACATTGGTTACCTATATGGTTTACCTGTAGTAATGAGTGATAGAATTGGTGCAACCGATGGTTCAGCACAATCTTGTCTAGCTCATAAAGACGCTATTGTCCACGGTTCAACCATTATGCGTGTTCAATCTAATTATATTCCACAATACTTATCAACAGTCACAACTGCTGATGTAGTATTCGGTGTAATAGAAAATAGAGACACAAGTGGTGTATGGATTAAGACAGCAGACGCAATCTAGTTACAAGTTAAATCTTAATTTGCTTTCCTCGGTGGAGTTTTCCACTCTCACTGAGGTTGGAAAGGGAGTAAATAATATGAAAATAGAACACATTAGACAACTAGTAGAAGAATCAAAAAAGTTTCCTAATTCATTTATAGAATACAGTGGAGAATTACCAGACCACCCATTGATTAAAAAAGATAAATTCTTTGGAATAAAGGCAGTCTATAATAAGAATGTTCCGAAGAGTAAAGGATGTAATTTAATCTTTAAATATTAATTATATGGGAGCAACAATAGCAACAGGTAAAGACCTTAAAAGAGTTAGTGTATTTATAGCCCCTAATGGACAAAAATATGAAGGAACAGCCGCCGACTACTACGAAGGAAGCCCAACACTGGTCAAAGATGACTTGGGGAGAACTGGACAAACAGATAGAGTGGCAGAAGAGGCAGGAGAAGATAAAAAAGAATAAAAAAAGTAAAAGATATGTATGAACCTCAAGTATTTATGGTGAATAGTGGTTACGGAGGATGTAACTACGTTCGTATTCACCAACCATTCATTTATAATGGTTACAGAACTGACCAATCATTACTTAGCGAGAAAAGAAAAGATATAGGACAAATTAAAGATGAGTTGATGGGGTCAGATGTAGTAGTTTTTCATAGAGCAGAAGAACCAGAGTATCACGATTTAGCAAAGCTATTAAAGAAAGATGGAAAGAAGATAGTAATGGATAATGACGATACGTTTAGACTAACTGACAATCATCCATTAGCTAACTGGAATCCTGACGGAAGTAAAGTTGACCATTTACAAAGAAGAAGCGATAACCTAGATGAGTTTATGGGTTTGTGTGACCTAGTTACTACATCGACAGAAGTATTAGCAAAAGAATATAGAGAGATAAACCCAAATGTTATAGTGATACCTAACCAAGTAGACCCTAATGATTGGGATGAGCCAAAACGAAACGAAACAGATAAGGTTAGAATAGGTTTAGTTGGTAGCGTGGCAATGGAGTATGATTACTTACACTTAAAAGATTTTATAAGAGAATTAAGCGAAAGAGATGATGTAGAGATTTGTATGTTTGGTCTAGGAGATAAAGAGCATAGGGCAAAGAATCCACAAGTTACGAAAGTGTTTAAAGATGAGTACGAGTATTGGGACAGTATTAAGAAAGAACATATCCCTTGGTGTCCAGTGCATCTGTATCCAGAGACATTGAATAGTATGAAACTGGACATTATGCTGATTCCTAGGAAAGATAATTACTTTAATAGGTGTAAAAGTAATCTGAAGTTCTTAGAAGCAAGTATGTGTGAGATACCAGTAGTGGCTCAGAGTTTTAAAGACAGTCCCTATGAAGAGATCACACCAGATATTGGTGTACTTATCAAAGATAATAAAGATTGGCAGGCAGAGGTAAATAAATTAATAGATGATAAAGAGCTAAGGCGTAACATAGGTAAGAAGGCTAAGGAGTACGTTATTAAAAACTATAATATAGAAGACAATGCTCATCGCTGGGCAGACGCTTATAAAACATTATTTATATGAAAGTAGAAATAAATAACGACAAGCTAGTAGAGATTTTAAAAAAGAGAGGAGTAGTGCATAAAGAGATTGGTGTAGAGATGGAAAAGTTAATGAAGATAGACAAAGAGAAGACAAAACTCGGTTACAAGATGGAAAAGTTAAAAGAGAAAACAAAAGTAATAATGGATAAAGAAAAGATTGAGGTTGGAGAGTTTGAAATGATAGCAAGAGTATTTTTAGAAGATGGCAAGGCATATTACGAGGTAATTAATTTGATAGATGAATATAAATTAGCCCTTAAAGAAAAGATGGCGGAAGAAAAGTTATGATAGTTTATACCTACGGGGTATTTGACCTTTTACACTACGGTCATATAAGGTCGCTCAAGCAAGCACAGTCACAGGGTGACGAGCTAATAGTCGGAGTATTCACAGATGATGTGGCAGAGAATTTTAAAAGGAAGCCAGTGCTAACATTAAAAGAAAGAATGACTGTGTTGAAAGAATTAGGCTACAACGTAATTGTACAAAGAGAATTAAGCCCACTACCAAACGCAAAAAGATGTAGTGCAGGTTTAATAGCTAAAGGGGCAGGTGCAGGGTTTGAAGATTTAAAGTCAGAAGAGTTTGAGCTTAAATTACTAGATTATACTGATGGTATATCTACAAGTGAAATAATAAAAAGATTATGCTCGTAATATCAAATCACTTAATTGGTAAGATGCCAATACCTGAAGAAGCAGTTATAAGGATAAACTTAGCTTGGATAGATAACTTGTCTGATGCAAATAGAATACTTGATGAATCTAAGAACGATGTTTACCTAGACTTTCCAAGTGGAAGAACAAAACCACCACAACCAAAGATAGGTTTAAATGCAGCAATGGCATTGACACAACACAAGTCCGTTAAATATTTTGCAGTATCTAATTGTGAGAACACAAAAGATATGCAAGAGATAATGAAAGAGATTGATGTAGAGTTTATACCAAAGATAGAAACAAAACTTGGTATAAAGAATATGCAGAAGATGGTAGACATAGGGATTAAAACATTTATGTTAGATAAAGAAGACTTATACGTTGATGTAAACTGTGATAGTAAAAGATACAGCGAATTAGTAGAAGAAGCTAGAAAGTTTAATATAATAGAATTACAAGGAGTAGTATTTATATGAATGACGAAGAACATAAACAATTAGCGGCGAATGGGCTTAAAGAAGCCAAAGGTATATTAGATAACTTGGGTATAGAGTTTGGCTTAACTCTCGGTACAGTATTAGGAGCGTACAGGGACAAAGACTTCTGCCCTGGTGACATTGATGATATAGATTTATTTCTATACGAAGAAGACTTTAGTAGGATAGATGAAATACAACGTGATATGACTGCCAAGCATTGGAACATAAAAGCAATATGGAAAGCCGAGGATGGCATATCAACTGAGTATTCTTTCTTTAAAGAAGTGGCTGGTCGTAAAAAGATAAAAGTAGATTTATGGTTTTATAGCCCTAACCCAGATAATAAAGAAGAACTATTATTTAGAATGTATAAGAGTTTAAAAGAATACAACACATTTATACTACCTAAGAGGTTCTATGATAAATTGCAAGAGATTGAGTTCTACGGGGAAAAATATAACGTTCCTGAGGACGTTGAAGGTTATCTAGAGTATAACTATGGTAAAGACTGGAAGACTCCGATACATAGAGACAATTGGAACTATTATACATCTAATTATTCAAAATTATGGCAGAATCTGAAAGAATAGATTCATCTATACAATTTCCAGATGGATTATATGGTATTATCGTAGTAAAAAAATATGAACACAACGGTACTGATAAAAACATTCAGAAGACCAGAGACATTGAAAAGGTTGTTAGCTAGTATTGAACTATACTACCCTGACTTACCAGTAATAATATTTGATGATAGCTATGAATATTCACCTGATGGATTTAATTTAGGACTTTCAAAAGGTAGAAATGAATTAGTTAATAAGTGTAAAACAAAGTATTGCGTGATATTAGATGATGATTGTGTGTTTACAGCTGATACTGACTTGGTAAAGATAGAACAAGAGATAGCAGATAAAGATTTAGATATATTACAGTTCAAGATAGAAGACCTAGAATACTATGGATGTTATGAAACTACTTATGATGGTGATACAAGCGTGGTTAGATACACTAAAGAAAGTAAAGATGGAATATATGACTTTTGTGCAAACATATTTCTAGCTAAGACTGAAACACTTAAAAAGTATAAGTGGGATGATGATTTAAAACTTGGAGAACACTTTGCTTACTTCTATGAACATCAAGGCAAACTAAGAGTGGGTGTATCGGATATACCAATGGCTCATCTTCATACCAGTAATGTGGATTATCACAAGTACAGGTCAAGAGCAATGGATTATGTAGAGATTTACCTTGAAAGAAAGCGTATAACAAACCGTATTAACTTAGATGGACACTCACATTTACCTCTATGGCAACAACAGAAGAACAATCAGCAGGAGTCTTAAAAGAAGCTAAAAAGTTATTAGATGAATTAGAAATACCATTTTGTTTATTTTTAGGAACTGTGCTAGGAGCTTATCGTGATAAAACATTTTGCCCTGGGGATATTGACGATATGGATTTAGCTATCGATATTAAATATTATGACCGCATAGAAGAAATAAAAGAAAAGTTTAGTGAATGGGATAATTGTGGTGATTGGATTGATAAAGATGGCATAAGTCCTGAGGTAGCTTTTAAAAAAGATTGGGTTAATCCTTATTATTCAAAAGTTGATTTATTTTTTATATCAGAAGTAGATGGAAAGTCTGCTTGGAGATTTTATCCACAACATAATACAGTTGGATGTGTAACAAAACTAATTGATAAAAAGCATTTAGAGAAATTTGATAAGATAGAGTTCTTTGGAGAAGAGTTTAACATACCTAGTAACATAGAAGAATACTTAGAAACAAATTACGGTAAAGATTGGAAAAAACCATTACATAGAAAATTCTTTAGTTGGAGAGAAAATAACTTTGCTGAAACGTTATGAAGATACTACTAACATCACCTGAACAAAAGTCTTTAACAGGTCAACCAATGTATGTTAGGAATTTAGCTAAAGGACTTAGAGAACTTGGACACGATGTAACTTGTTCTGAAAATCCGACTGGTGATTACGATGTGGCAGTAGTAAATGATTATTTTCCTGAAGTAATGGATAAGTTTACAGCAGATAAGATTTATAACCTGTGTCATTCTAAAAATCCTTGCGACAAACCGATAATAGATAGAAGGATTACTGGATATATAGCACCAAGAGAAGAAGTCGCTAAACAATGGGGAATACCAAACATACTGCCAATACCAATAGACTTTAAAAGATGGCAAATACCTTTAGTTCCACATAGAACATACAGAATCATAGCACCTTGTACGATTGATACTCTAAGAGAGGCTATGCTAATTGATTTATGTGGTAGAGCAAATGAATCTTGCGAAGTATGGATTGTTGGCAAAAATCACGGCTTAAAATTACCAGTTAACGATTATGTGAAGATATTTCCAGAAACAAAAGATATAGAAAGTTTAATGTGTCAATGTGATGAAGTAGCTGGGATATATGTTGGTACAGTAACAATTGAGGCTTGGGCTATGGGACTTAAAACCTCAGTTTATGATGAATATGGTAACTGGAACTTTGTAGAGAAGCCTGATGATTTTGAAAAATATAATTACAAACAAGTAACACAAAAGTTTTTAAATTTATGATTTACAATGATACAACAACTAGGCTCGGAATTATACAAAACTGTGAAAGGTATTGTAATTTAGGTGATACTGCAATTAGTGGCTCAACATCTTTACTACAAGACTTTACAGCTTACAGTAACATAATTTCTAGTAGAGTTTGGCACACAATCTTTACCTCAAATGGTAATTGGCAGTATGAAGATTCTAACCAGACAGACTTACCACAAGCAACAACAGATATAGTAAGTGGAACAGCAACTTACGCTTTACCTGATAAAGCATTAACAGTTCAGAGACTAGAGGTTAAAGATTCTAATGACCAATGGGTTACACTAAAAGCTATTACGTTAGAAGAAATACACAACAAGGGAGAGTTTATGGATGTTAATGATGTTCCTAGATATTACAGATTAGTTGGAAAAACAATAGAGTTATTTCCAACACCTAACTATGCTTCAACTGCAGGATTAAAAGCATTCTTTGATAGAGGTTCGGTAGCCTTTGCTTCTGATGATACAACACAAACTCCTGGTTTCGCTTCTGAATACCACGATATAATTCCTGTAGGAGCTTCTATTGAGTGGTTAAAGATTAAAACTCCT